CGTCTCCTCGACGCCGTCGGTCGTCCACTCCACCGCGCTCGCCCTTCTGAAGGGCGGCGCTCAGGCGCTCTCCAACGCCGTCTCGCAGGCCTACGTCGCCCCGGGAGCCGAGGTGGCCTGGGACGAGTGCTGCGCCGGGCACCTGTACGTGCGCACCGTATCCGTCTCGCCAGTCTTCGGTACCCGCGCCGCCGACGGCGAGGCGTGCTCGGTACGCTACTGGGCGGCCACCTACGCCCTCGGCACGTTGCGCTGTGTCGAGGTCGTGGACGACCGCGGACGGGGGCCCCGCCCCTTCGACCTGACCGCCGACGCGGCGGTCCTGCATCAGGACATGACTGACCTGGGCCGGTTCCTGACGTCGTCCACGAACGCCGACGCGATGGACTGGGCCGCGTCCGGCCCCGACGGCGGCTGCGTGGCCGGTGAGTGGACCTTCACTGTCCGACTGAACTGCCCGTGATCTACAGGTGTGAGATGGTTCACGTCAACGTCCGGTTCAGGGGGCCAATCCGTGAGGATAAGGTGGCCCAGATCACTAAGCAGGCGGCTCTGAAGGCGTCCCGACGCACTCAGGGGCGGATCCAGCGCAACATCCGCGCCAAGGTCCGCGTGAACTCGGGCCGTATGGTGAACTCCGTCACTATTGAGCGCGTCCCCGGCAAGCACCCCCTCAACCCGACCTTCGAGATCGGGGCGCGTACGCCGTACGCCGCCTACCAGGAGAAGGGCACCAGGCCGCACGGGCCGGTCAAGTCCTCGCGGATGGTCTTCACCCCAAAGGGCGGCAACCACGCCGTCTTTGCCAAGTGGGTCAAGGGCATCACGGGCGCCCACTTCGTGCGGGACGCGCTCCGGCTTATCAAGCCCTCTGACTTCCATTAGAATCGCCTCATGGCTACTATCACGATCCCCGGCAAGACCCGGAAGTCCATCACCGTTGACCTGGTCGGTACCGAGTACAAGGTCCGCCCCCCGAAGGCGTCCGTCGCCATCTTCCTGTCCCAGGCTCTCAAGGACGCCGACGAGGACTCTGAGAAGATCATCGACGGCCTGGCCAAGTGGTGCCACGTCCTCTTCGGCAAGGAGACCGGCGCCGAGGTCGTCAAGCGGCTGAAGAACCCCGCCGACGACCTCGACATCCCCGACCTGACCGACCTCATCTCCGCCGTCATGGAGGAGGCCGGGGAGAACCCTCCTACGTGATCCGGCGCCTCCTGGCCTCGGCGTACGCGGAGTGGGACTACATAGATGGGTTCTGCCTCGGGCACGGGATCGACCTGGAGACCCTGCCCCTGAACCGTTTCTGCCACGTCATGTGGTGGATCCTCACCCGCAACGCCGAGGACGAGGGCGCTACCGAGAAGCTGAAGCGGGACCTGTGGCTCCCACCAAAGGGGGCCGTGGTCACAGATCCGAGGAGCCCCTGGTACTCGGGCAACGAGTCGAGCGGCTTCGGGTCCCTTAAGTCGGCCCTCGGAATGTGACAGCACCTATAGGACACGCCTATGCGGGCGGTATCATGGCCTCAGACA